GTAAGAATTCTACTTGCAAAAATAATTTCATCAGAATAAGTACTTCCAGAAATATCAAGAGAATTTTCTGCAACTAAGTCAAAGTTATAGACGCAGTTGAGATCCGCAACTCCATAGAGGTCATTTACAACACTGAAGTATGACAGTTCAGTTGATAATCCAACTGCCATAGAATTTCCAGTAACTTCAGAGAAAGATGCTGGAGTCTCAAGTTGATAATCAGAGAACTTTCTAAATCCTGCTGTGTGATTAGTTGCACTGACCACATCATTCCATGTATCATAATCAACTCTTGATCTGAGCGAATATGAGAAGTTTTGATAGTAGAAACTGTCTTGAACTCTTTGAAGATTTGCATTCAAGAATCCAGAGTTGGTCTGAGATCCTTTTATAACTTTGGAGGTTGCATCTGTATCAAGAATAGATTCATAAGTTGTAATTGAAGATGCAATTCCCTGAGTTTTGGAGGAAACACCTTTAATTACTTCATTGACTAAGAAGTTTTTGTTGGTCGAAACCCTCAAAGTTCCAGTCTTTTTGTCCCAACTTTCAACAGTGCCCGAAGTTGTGTCAGACTCAACAAGTTCTCCATCAATAAACTCGTTGTCTTTTAGCGAAACATTAAATATTGGGAAATGTTTTTCTGGAATGATTCTTCCACCAGAATTGAATGCATCATATTCTCCAACAAATTCGCCTCTTGCAGAATCAAACAAACCTTCCAGACTATATGCAACAGTAGCACCAACTCCACCAAGATTTTTATCTACGGCAATAATTGGGAATAACTTATATCCATAACCAGAAGAATTAAATCCTCTTCCTGTCGATCCAATACCAACACTAATATTCTCAATTAGAACTTTGTCACCAACTTCAACTGGGAAGGTTTCTGCAGTGCTAAATCCAACGGCTAAAGTGACAGTAACTTGATTGGTTGTTGTATTAAATCCAATTGTACTGATTCCTACACCATTTGTGTTGGCAGTGGGTAGAATGGTAGGAATGGTATCACTCATACCCTTGGTATTTTTCAAGATCTGAACTTGATTATCTCCAAGGGAATATTTGAGATCTACATCTTTGATTTGTTCATTCGTCTTACCATCAAATACTAAAAGTTTTGGTGCGGAGGAATATCCCTTTCCACCAGAAGAAATACCAATAGAATCAAAAGATTTCAGAGACTTGATTTTAATTACATTGGGAAGGGTGATCGATGGTCTCAGAGTCTTATCTGATGGGAAATCGAATCCAATATTTTTAATTCTGGTTCTATTAATTTTACCAATTACATCACTTTCTGGTTCTAAAATAGCTCCGCGACCATCTTTTGTTGTAATGGTTGTTATTCCTGGGAGAGAATAGTATGCTTTTCCTCCATTAATAACCTCAATTTGAGTTATTGGTCCTCTTGCATGAGTACAAGTTGTTTCGTATTCAATACTGGCTGATGAAGTGGACGAAATATAAGATGATTGTTCTGGAGTTACTCCTATTGTAAATTTAAATGAATCTGAAGCGGCTACAGAAACTCTGTGTTTACCATTGTAAAGACTCTTTTGTACTTCTATGGTATTATTTTTAAATACATCTTTGTCTATGGTAATTTGAGTTTTTTCTGCTGGTACATCACTACCTTCATAAACTGGATCTAATTTATAGTAAAGTTGACTTGGAGTATTTTCATTAACAACTAAAGATACTTTTGCTGTACCATCGATTCCTGGTCTTCCCGTTCTTGTAACATCATAATTTCTACCATCACTCAGTCTACCAACGTATTTGTTTACAAAATTCTTATCGTGATAGAAATTAAGTTCAAATGATGGATATGATGTGCTCTGAATTGTGTGTGATAATGAAGAATCTGTTAATGTGAAATCAACTGTGGAATTTTTATACAGTTTAAGTGGGGGGTTAATTGGATTGATTGTTCCTCCACCACCAGTACTTGCAATTCCTACAGTAAATGGAATTGATCTTACTGAATCATTGTAGTTGTCAGATAATCTAAAACTATTTTCATCAACAATCGAAACATAGTAAATGTTGTTGTCTGTTAATCCTTCAGCACTATCGCCTGAAGTATAAACAATTTTTTGGCCATGACTAAATCCATGGTTTGTTATCGTAATAACTCCAGTGGAAGTATTAATACCAGTTGAACTATATGATTTTGGATTTACAATTAACTTTCTGTTAAAATCGTTATATTTGATTGTAAACGAAGACAATATTCCAGGATTAACGTCCAAGAAAATATCATGATCTACAGAAAGTTCGTGAGTTTGTCCAGTAGAAACAGTTACTGTATTTCTACTGATCTTACCAGTAATGACATTATAATTTGTCTTAAGACTGTGATAGACTCCCGCTCCAATACCAAGGAAAGCTAAAGTAGTTGATGATGTAGTTCCTACGCCAACAAAAGTTCCTGTAGTTCCAAGTCCAACTCTTACAGTTGAAAGTCCAATTAAGTTATCTGCTACCTTAGCAATGAACAGTTGTGTTCCATCCGCTAATGTTGTTCCTACACCAACGTTTGTTTCATCTTGAACAATGATTCCACTTCCACCGTTGGCGGAATATGTTACTAAATCACCAGTTTTTAATCCATGATCTTTTATAAACAAAGTTTTTGTTGGAATTGTAATCGAAGTAGCTCCTGTTCCTGGATTGGAGAAGAAAATTGTACTTCCAATTCCAACTCCAGCAGTGCTTCCTAAACCAACTGTTTCTAAAGGATTGAAATAAAGTTGCTTATTTACACTATATGCAAAATCAGTTTTAAATCCTGCTGCAATAGTAAGTTTTCTTTGAGTTACAGTAATACCAGTTCCAACAGTGTGTGATACTCCAACAATTCCATTTACAGATCTCAGAACTCTAAGTCTTGAGAGACGAGAATCGACATTTAAGACCTTAACCTGTTCGGTTCCAATCTGAAGAATATCATTCTCTCTGATATTTGGATAAGTAAGATCACCAGAAACATTGAAATATGTAACTATTCCTGTTGCATCGACTGTTCCAATTCCAGAAGAAGTTGTACCTACACCAACAACTTTATATACATTGGTTCCGATTCCTGCAGAATAAACTCCTTCTAATTCGGCTGATGTAGTAGAAACTCCCGATACATTAATAATATCAGCATTACTAAAATTGTGTGGGTTGTTCGAAAATAGTAAATATTTTCCTTTTTCTGAAGAAGGATAAAATTCAACATTTGAAATAGAACTTGTTGCAACACTTACACTATCAACTGGTCTTCCTAAGATGCGTGAGACCCTTGCAGAAACGCCTGTACCGCCCGTATTTGATTCATTGAATACAATGGCATCATTTACTTTGTAATTGTTTCCTCCAGTATTAATTCCTACAGAAGAAATAGGTCCTCTTAAGGCATTTTTGATTTCAATTTCTTGATTTAAATCATTTGGAAGAGAAATATATTTGTATCTTGTTGATTTTCCATCGATGTAATTATATGGAGCGGTATTTTTGATATAATTTGAAGTGTTGAAATTAAAATCATCTTGATTTGCTACTTTTTTGAAGTTAAATTCGTTTGGTTTGGCATGGAAGTTATGTCCTACCAAATATGGGAATTTAGGTCTTCTGAATCCTGTATATGGTGATTGAGTATCTGCATCATCGGACGCAATAGTTGCAAAATATGCATAAGTTCCATTTGGGAAATCTGGTGTGACGCAGTATCTTCCATTGTTCTCGTCAAGAGTTCCTTCGCCTGTTTTGTTTTTATATGTGAAATCCTCAACAAAGAATCCCGAAGGCCAAACAGATAATGGAGGTCTGTTTGCTTTAGTTGAATCCTCAACATATCCACTTTCCATAATTTGAACAGATCCACCAGATCTTGTCGAATATCCATATGGTCCGTAGATCGGGTGACCATCATATGCCCATCCAATGATCGGGGAATGTTGTGCTGATACGCTTTCTTGCTTTGTATTTACGTTAATCTTAAGATCTCTATCACCATAAAGAGTATTTCCATCTGCATCAACTGCATAAATTAATTGCCTAAACTTTCTTGGGACATAAATGTGGGAATATTGCAACCCAAAATCTTCATTAGTTCCATTTTCAATAACACCATCATCATCAGTAAAAGTAAACAAATATTTTTGGAAAAGATTAACCCTCCATGTTTGAATATTTGCTTTTAGAGTTGCTCCCCTTCCAGGGAAAACAACTCCAATAGAAGTCGTTGCTTGATCATATCCAGTCCCTGGTTCCAGAACTTTTACGGAAGTTATTATTCCATTTGAAAGGATGGGAGTTACTACAGCTCCAATACCACTTCCATTTATTGTCAAATCTGGTGGCGAATTATATTTTTTACCAGAATTCAATACAAGAACTTCTTGAAGTCTTCCGTTATTGATAACTGGTTGCAACTGAGCGTCTTGTCCAGAAACAACTGTTATTGATGGTGTCTTATCAAGATTTAAAATTTCAGATGATCCATATCCAACTCCATTGTTTGAGAGATTGACGGAAGTTATTTGTCCTCTAAAAATGGGTTGTACTTGTGCTTGGAATGTTTCCAAACCAATAGAAGAAATCCCTATTCTACCAGAAATCGAAACTGTTATCTCTGGATAATTGAACGAATGAGTTCCTGTACCTTTTGATGAGAATTTTATAAATTGATTGTTGTTGTAGTAGTATTTTCTTGTAGATGTTGTAAGTCCAATATTTGCGAGTCTAAAATTATCATCATCTACTTTTATTACATAATATTCTGTTCCATCAGTAAGACCACCTACAGATGAAGTTCCTGCGGTATATTTTACTTTTTCACCAGACTTATAATCATGATTTTTAATTGTAATTGTATCTTGAGATGTGCTAATTCCTGATACGCTTACCGACCTTTTTTTGTTTTCATATCCAGATCCACTATTAATAACTGTTATCGACTCAACTACAGATTTTTTGTTGACAGACTGTAATTGGTGAACACCATTTCCATAGGAAGTCAATTCGACAGTATTAATTCCAGCTAAAACATCACCTAATTTATTGTGAAGTTTAACAGTTTGATTATCTTGAACAAAAACATGATATTTTGCATCTGTAGTTAATCCACCAATTGTTTGTTGACCATTGGTTCTATAGATTACTTGCTCACCATTTCTAAATTTATGATATGTGCTAAATCCAATTGTTGATTGTGTGGAACCAAGACCAACTCTATTTGATGCTGCTTCTGAAAAGAAAGAGGCTGAATGATCAATCAATTTCATATTTGGAGAAGCAGATGCTCCAGTTCCATTTCCACCAGTAATAGTAATGGTGGGAATAGAAAGATAATCAAATCCAGGATCAATTACTCTAATCTTATTGAGAGATCCTGATACTGCAATATCTCCCGTTGCTCCAGTTCCAACTGGATCGCTAATGTGGAGTAATGGTGGATCAATAATATCATAATCTGATCCTGGAGCAAACACATCAATACTATCTAATTGTCCATAATAGATAACATCTTGAGATTTATAGTTTAAAATCTCAACTCCATTAGTCAAAATTCCATTATACCCAGGTTCAGTTGGAGTTAATTTGCCAATATGATCTGGTTTCTTTGGAATCTCTCTTACTAATTTTTGCGAAGTAAGAGTTCTATCTTTAAATCTAAATGGTTTTAAACTATTGTTAGATACTGTAACTTCACTCTCAACAGAGATAAATCTTGAATTGTAGATATCACTTCTACTTTTTGCAAGTTTAATCTTTGTGTCTGATATTCTCTTTACATAGTAAAGACCGTCTGGAAAATTAGCTCCAAGTGAAGTTCCCCTTACAATTCTTGTTTGAACATTTCCATCATCATCTACATAATTTTCAGTCGTTAACTCTGCTGCATAATAAACAGCATCACCAGAGTAGAAATTGTGTCTACCAAGAGGAGTTATTTCAAGTTCCTCTCCAAGGAAAGTTCCTGAGAAAGTAACTGTTCTGTCACTTGTAGCAAGAGAAGATGAAAAATAGGATGGAATTGAAGACGAAGCTACAATAAAATTATCTGCGTTATCATATATTCCCTGTATATTTGCTTGATACAGTCCTGCAGATGGAAAATTACTATAATTTCCTTTTAAAATATTTCTGTGAATGGTGTATAATCTATTTGGATTTAAAGATCCAGAACCTTTAATGGAAATAATTTTATTAGAAACTATTTGATATACTACGCCTGTTCTTGTTACTCCAGTAGAATCAACTATAGAAATGCTATCATTAACTTTAAAATAATGTTCATTATTTAAAGTTAAGTCATAACTGTTATCTGAGGCATCAACAAGAAATATCGATTTTACAGAGTGTGATGATGCATAATTATAAAACCAATTTTTAAAGGTAGATTCAAATTTATCTTTACCTAAAGTTCTAATTTTTGCGGTATCTCCATCACGGAAATTTTTTGTATTTCCTGGAAATTCTAAGTTGCTAAGAACGGAATTAATTCTTACAGTTATTATCTCATTTTGATTTCTAAACGATCTACCATAAGCAAATGTATTAATTCCAACATCTTCTCCGTCAGGAATTGTTCCTGATATATTTGTACATCCAAAAAATTCGGTTAAAGTTTTGGACGTGTAAGAAACTACTCCTGTAGTAGTATCACTATAAGTAACTACAAGTTCTCCAGTGGTTCCAAATCCAACAGTGGAGTCTACAGAAAGGATAGTTGCACCTGATCCTACTTGACCAATAACTTTAGTTTTGGGGTGAACAGAAAAAGATCCACGGACAGCACCTTGAACCTCAACGTCTCTATCATATCCACCATCAAGACTCAACTTGTAGAAACTTTTTCCAGTTCCTACTTGAAGTTTTTCTACTTGAGTAATGGGAGCATATGCTTCAGCAATATTTGCAGGTTCATATGGTTGTTGAAAGACTGTTGCCTGGTCAAGATCAAGAGGATCTCCAGTTACAGCTTCTACAACAAGATCATTTGTAATTCTAAAATCTGAATTTGATGGAGTAAAGAGAAAATCTCTTGGTTTTACTACAACTACGTTTTCGTTGTATAATGCTTTAAATAGAATTTCAAAAGATCTATCAGTACCTCTGCTGAGATAAAAATCTTTTGATTGTTTAATGAAAAGATTTTGGTTCAGATCATCAGTTAAAGTCCTTGAGTCAAGAAGAGGTAAAAACTGATGTTTAGTTTTGACTAAAAATTCTTTTAAGAAAAGATTACTTAGATTCTTAATTTCGGAACCGTTTACGTGTTCTGCTGTTGTGGAATTTGTGAATACTAAGTTCTCTGGATTTGATTCTTCTCTGTAAGAAGTGATACCAACAAATCCTCTGATACATCCAGTAAACTGACTGTCAGTTTTTGCAGTGTATGTAATGATCTCATCATCAATTTGAATCAAACCATAGGAATCTGGAAATCCTTTAGTTCCAGTTGGATTCAAAGATAAGTCAACACTAACAGTAGTGTCATTAAACGATATATCTGACAATAAAGTGACAGAACCTGAGAGATTAGTAGTCTCATCAAGTTTAATATAGCGATCAATATTCTGAATTAAATCAATAGGAGCACCTTGAAACTCTTGTGCTTGATAATATTGTTTTAAAAATTCAGAAATAAGAGGAAACTCCTCTCTAACATAAGAGGGGAGTTGGTTTTGAACGATGTTATTAAACTGAACTCTTTTTTCTGTCATTTTATGATACTATTAGTAACCGTATGAACCGCTTGAGCTTCCGCCAGACGATGAGGTGGAGTTTGTTGGGGTATATGTACCACCAGATACTGTAGCAATTGTCGTAGTCCCGTTATTAGTGGTTGTCGTTCTTGTTGAAGGAACACTACCTCTTCCTCCTGGACGGACTAAAACACCATTTGCATAACTTGAAGAAACAACATAATTTGATGCTGATGGATCTAATCCAGATGAGATTTCGTCCACCACAGTTTCGAAGGTGCTTCCAGAGATGTCCAACTGTAAATAAAGGTCTTGAAGTCCAATTACATCATTTGATGTAGGGGATCCAGAAATTTCAATAATTGTTTGACCAGTTTTTGTTTTTCCTGATAAAACATTTATTGGGTTCAATGTCAATATACCTTTTTTATAATCAATTGTTCCAACATTTCTTCTTATGATAGAAGGACTTGTTGAATTTATAGAAGGAACCGAGAATAAGAATAATTCTCCAGTCTCTCTATTGGAGTTTGGCAAGTCGGAGATATAAACATCAGTATTAATACCATCAACTCGGAAAGCCGAGGTCTTTATGTTATATCCACTCATATTCTTAATGTAGAAAGCATTACCAAATCCAATTTGATATTCAACTAAAGCATTTAATGTTACTCTTAAGTCACGTCGCATCTGAATAGTTGTAATATTCGATGTTATTGACTCATGACTATCATCAATTACTTTCAAGAATTTACTGTATTTAAATCTTGCTCCATACTTATTTAACTCAGTTGATTCAGAGTATTTTGTAACGTTATTCTGAACTAAACTGGAAACGTATTCTGACGATGGCGCTAAATTTGTGTTATAATAAAGTTTGGTAGTACTTTCAATGTACAGATATTTGAGATCAAGAATTTCTGGTACAATACCTGCTACTGAATACTTCTTTAATTTAAGTTTAATATTTTCTTTAATCAGGTTTGGAAGATAATCTCCAAATTTTGGTTTTATACTAATAAAGACCTTACCATATTGTGGTGGAACCAATTCTTCTCCGCCAAATACTGAGATTGACTCAGTTTCTGGATAGATCTTTGATGGAATCAGAGTTTCATAGTCATTGGAAGTTAAAGCTCTGTTTTGCGTTGCATATATTCTTGGCGCGAACTTTTTGATAGACTCAACAGTTTCAATGTTCTCACCACCAGAAGAAATAATTCCAGGAGATAATTGAGAAATTCCGGAAGTAACATTATATGTTACTCCATTACGAGTATATGTTAAATTACCAGCAAATGAAAATTGATTGATTCCATTTGCAGAATCTCCATTACTTACAATATAATTTGCAGTGATATAGTTTCCTTCTTCAAGTGCTTTTCCAAAAACACCATCTCCAAATAGCAACTCATATCTTTCATCTTCAATTTCTTGCAAATAGTATACTCTTGAAGATGAG